ACTGGGTCCAACGATATGCCTTAGCTGTTTGCAAGGGAATCTTATCTCAATCAAGAGGTAAGTTTAACATTCTACCATCTCCCGGAGGAGGCGCACAGTTAAATGGCGCAGTACTTCAAGATCAATCAGTTAGAGAGATGGAAGCTCTAAAGAAAGAACTCTTAACCGAGATCGAAGAACCCCCGACCTTTGGATTATACTAAATGAAAAAGAAGAACTGGAAAGTTACTACCGAACTGCCTGATCTTCCTGATCTAGATGGGGATAGTCTACTAAACCTATTCGATCAAGAAAATACAGACATTAACATGTTTAACTTGGTTGACGATGAGATTATTAGACTTTCAGGATCTAAAATGCATTTCTTTAAGTCGTACCACGATACGTCCTATGATGATGTATACATGGAAGCAAGAAATAAACCTATATCTAAAACTCCTATCGTAGTACATGGACACTACGAACCTGTTTCTATGTCCGAAGAGCTTGGAGAGTTCGGTATCGAGTTAACTAATGATCAGATCTTTACATTCAATAAGAGTTACATTGAAAGAAAGCTTGGAAGAGAGGTTATTCCCGGAGACGTAATCAAACCTATGTTCCAAGAGCAAAGGTACGAGATTTTTGAAGCTGTTGAAGATAGCTTCGAAGCTTATGGTGTGTTTCATATCGTATGTTCTGCTAAACTCCTAAGAGATTCTGATGACGTTAACGACCAACACCTACCCGATGTTAGCGATGACCTTGGTGGGTACGCTGGAGATCAATAATGGAGATTATACCACTTCCTACGGACAGTACAGACGCATCATCTTTATGTGATATCTCTAGTAATAGTAGTAGTTTCAAAACTAGAGAGACTGAGATTAGGCGACAGATCAGCGATATGACTAAAGCTTCTAAGAACATCTCAAGTATGTACAAAGAAACTCTAAGGTCAGTCATAGCATCCTTTAATGATATTGTTACTATTGACGCAGAGAATAAAGAAAAGGACGTAAAGGTAATCGTTTCTAATCCAGAAAGACCCGTAGCTAAGTTAGTTCAAGAGAACAACATAACATTACCTATTATTTCTATATTTAAAAACGTAACTGACAATGATCAAAACAGAGGACGTTACGACAGTGTGTTAGTTCACGAAAAGTACTGGGACGAACAAAAGCAAAGAGCTATTAGGGTAGTAAGCTTCGCACCTCGCCCAGCAAACATCCGATACAATCTAAATATATGGACAAAGTACGTAGAAGACATGGACCAAATCTTAGAGCAAATCAGACTAAAATTTAACCCAGAGATGCAAATCCCAACTAAGTTTGGAACACAGACTAAGGCTTCTTTAGAAAGTGAAAGACTCTTAGGTTCTTTTAGTGTAGCAGATAAAGAAGACCGAGTTGTTAAGAGACAGCTTGAAATTATAGTAAAAACTTATATACCAAACCCTAAGTTTTTACTAACATCAACCGGAAAATTAGAAACGTTCGAGGCCACATATGACATCATTAAATAAAAGTAAAATGCTAACAGCAGACACTAACATGATTAATGCAATCAATCTTGCAAGAGAGGCTGCGCTTGGTTTGTTTGGAGAAATCTCCGAACTAGAGGAGAAGTTAGCAGCTAAAGAAGAAGACCCTGACGTTATTGAGGCACCAGAAGCTCCTATTGCTGGGGAATCTCAACAACTAACTCTAACTGTTGTACCTCAGCAAGACAATAAAGGTTGGGGAGACGCAATCTTTTATAAGAATGATGAACCTTCTACCTTAAGAGATCAAGTAATTGTTTGTGGTGGAAGAAGTGGAATCATCAATGCTAAAAAGGAAGAGTTTAGAGTTAATTGGGATAATCTAACATTCACTCAAGGTCAGTACCCTACTGGATGGGGAGCTAGTATTGGTAAGGTAGTAGGTGAGATTAAAAACTGTACTTTTGTTAAGCTAGGAGAGACTAAGGCTACTGCTTCAACAACTCCTAAAGACGGTCACAGTATTTACGCTAAGCCTAACGGAACTCTCTTAGTAGAGGGAAATAAGTTCTTATCTTGTGGTGGAAACTCTCAGTTCGCAGCTAGACCTTGGGAACAAGATATGCCTCATGACGTAAAGGTAACATTCCGTAAGAACCTATGGGATAACTGCTCTTGGAATCCTACTGGTCATGGAGGTGGTGGATCTTTTAACATTGCTTTCTACGCTGGGTGTGAGGAAGGTTCTGAGGTTGTAGTTACTAACAACATTTTCCATAACGATGTTGCTTATCCCGGATACGAGGGATCAAAGAGTAACCCTTCTGCTAGAGGAGTTATAGCAATTTGGAACGAAGCTTGGTATCCTCCAGAGAAAGCTACAAGTAAAGGTTTTGTGCCAGACTCTAAGTACTTCGTAGAGTCTCTTAAGTTTAACGATAACGTTATTCGTACTATCCAAACTGATCGTTCTCCTATACAAATTAAAGGTTGTAAGAACATTGAGATTAAGAACTTAACTTTAGAGTACATCGAAGAAGTTTCTACTGAGAAAGCTTTTATTAGAATTGACCATGATCTTATGAATCCTGTAAGGGCTGAAAAGATTAGAATCGATCCTATTGATGCAGACGGTTGGATTGATTTCGCTGGAGAAGCACACCTCTTGCGTGATGGGTTAAGCTGGGATGCGTAGTGTTTCTACATTAGGGACTTCCACTAGCTGTGGTGGTGTTACTGTAAAAGTAGAAATAAATAAGACAGTATTTGCAGGGGGAGTCCTAGTACACACTACAGGGGATTTAATGAGTCACGGTGCTCCCATAGCAGCAACGAATACCACTGTTTTTATACAGGGGTCACCCGTAGTCGCTGAGAAAGATGTGGTAGCCCCTCACACGCCAGACCTAACCCCTCACAAAGCAGTAGTTGAAGATTCTGGGTTACTGGTCTTCATCCCTTGATAAAAAGTATTCAAAAACAAGTCTACCTATAGTAAATACTCATAGGAACAATAAGATGAAATTAATAAAAAACGATAGTATGCAGTCATTCACTGTCTTTTTACAAACTGAAAAAGGGTGCAAGGAAGTTCACTTCTCTCCCGGACACTCAGTAGTAGTACCTGATCACTACATTAGTGAACAGGTAAAAACTCTCTTTAGACGAAGAGTGTTTAAAATCACTAACGCATAAGGTATAACAAATGGTAAACTTTAATTCTCCGGGTGTATATGTTGTCGAGAAAGATAACTCTGATTACCCTGTAGCACTTAACTCTTCCGTAGTTGGTATTGTAGGGTTTGCCTCCAAAGGTCCTATAGATGTTGCTACATTAATAACTAGCCAGAGTCAGCTAGTAGAAACTTTTGGACTTCCTAGTGAAAATATTGTTGGTCAAGGACTTGAGGCTGCTTTAGAAATTCTAGAAACTACAAACACTTTATACTTTATCAGAGCTTCTGATGAAGATTCCGCTGTAGATGCTTCTGCTGGAGTGTCTATCGGATCATGCCCCTCTCTTGTTGTGTCTGGAAACGATTACGGTATTACTAACCCTCTATTCTTAAAAGTTCAAGCTTATGATAATAACGGAATTGCTCAATACGTAACACCTAAAGAGTTTTCTCTCCCTATTGGGACGGGAACTGGTACACAGTATGATGTACTTAGATCCGTTATCGGTGGAAATTTAGAGTCTGAGCATGTTGGAGCTTTTGAAGGACCTAGTGATGCTTCTGGAGCTATCGTTGGATCTTACGCTGGTTCTGGTGCTTCCTTATCAGTCTCAGCTTACAGTGATTCTGCTTTCACTACTCCCACACCCGCTCTTATGGGAACTGATTCTTCTGCTACAGGAGAAGCTAATTTTGGTATTAGTGGTTCGGTTGGAGTCTCTGCTACTAGAGTCTACGGAAGTACTTACGTCGATACTGGGGCATCCTCAATCCAATACATTGCAGAGTCCCTATATCCCGGAGAAGGTTACAACGGTTTAACTAAGTCTGACGGAACTCTTACAGGATTAAGAATCCAAACTCGTAACGTTGGAGGAGGAGACTTCTTCGTAGATGTTTTAGAGGATGGGATTATTTATGAATCATTTAAGACTAGCTTCGTAGGGTCTGGACTCTTCATTGAAGACGTTATCAATACTGGAAACCAGAACGCAACCACTACAGACATTAAAGGAAATCTTTATGCTGCGGGTTCCCTTGCAACAGCTTCTGAGTTAACAAACTTTGCTGGTACTGCTGCATCCTTGTTTGGTGTTTCTGAGTTCCATGTTCACGACGGTTTATTAGGATACCACGCTACGAACTCTGCTACGGCTACAGGAACTAGATGGTTAAAGCCTATCGAGGCTACCACGGTTATGACTGGAGGAACTAACGGTATTGCTGCAACTGCCAACCTTAGAGCAGTCGATCTTATCGGAGACGCTTCACAAGAGCCTAAGTCTGGAATGCAGTCCTTAGACGATCTCACACTAAACATCGGAATTGCTCTGGTTCCCGGAATCTATACTGAGAGTGTTCAAAATGCACTAATTACGCTCGCAGAAAAGACTTCGGACTTCTTAGCTCTCGTTGCACCTCCTGTTGCCGTTGGTAACCCTCAGGCCGCAATAGATTGGACTAATGGCAAGTCTAGCAGTACTGCTGGCTCTAGGTCCAGTGCAATCACAAGCTCTTACGCTGCTGTGTACTACCCACACCTAAAAGTGTTCAATATCCATGATGGCAAAGACATTTGGTACGACCCTACTATCTTTGCAGCTAGACAGATGGCTTACACGGATAGTGTAGCTGACTCATGGTTTGCTCCTGCTGGATTTGTTAGAGGTAGACTTTCTAAGCCTAGTGAGGTTGAAGTCAAACTCAACCAAGGTGACAGAGACAGTCTTTACAGTGGTGGAAATGTTATTAACCCCGTTGTATCTTTCCCCCAACAAGGTATTACTATCTTCGGACAAAGGACTGCACAAAGAAACCCAACAGCATTAGATAGAATTAACGTTCGACGATTGATGATCTATATTAAGAAGGTTGCTCTTGCATCTGCACAGAGAGTAGTTTTCGAACCGAACGATGAGTTTACTTGGGCTAAAGTTGAAGCTCTAGTAGGTCCATTCCTAGATGATATCAAAAGACGTAGAGGTCTAACAGAATTCAGAGTCGTATGCGACAGCACTACTAACACTCCTGTTAGAGTAGATCGTAACGAACTCTGGTGTAAAGTCTTACTCAAGCCGACTAAGACTGCTGAGGTTATTGTTTTCGAACTAAACCTAACTAACCAAAGTGCTAACTTAGGAAACCTATAAGGATTAAATTATGACTAACGCATACTACAAAGATAAATATGGCAGAGAGTTCAGCCCCGGAAAGGGCTTACCTACTGTTTCTACGGATTTAGATTCCGTAAGAACCTATCAGTTCGAAGTCCAATTTACTGGACTTCCTTCTGATGTATCCAATGAAGGAGATCTAACTCTAGCTGCTAAAAAAGTAGTAGGACTCGGGATGTCAAACGAGCCTATTGTTGTGGATCGAGTAAACGATAAGCTTTACTATCCCGGAAAAGTAACCCCAGAGGAAGTTACGATCACTTTTGACAATCTCTACATGAAGGAGACTGCTAGCGATCTTTGGGAATTCTTTAAAACTATCTATGATCCTATTACAGGTGAAATGACTAAGAATGCTCAGCCGGGAGGTGCTGGTACATTCAAGGCAAAAAAGGTTGAAATTATTCTTTTAAATAATTCCTTGGAGCCTCATTCCGCTATTGAACTTTATGGTGTTTGGCCTACTAAGTGGAACGCTGCTGAGCTTAACTACGCTACTAACGATTTTCATACTATCGAAGTCAGCTTCAGGTATGATTTCATGAACCAGACAGACGTTTAGTATCTAAACTACTTAAGATTCTCTAAGGCTTAGTCTAAGTATAAACCTTAGACTAAGCCTTATTTTTATCCCTATAATATCCTATGAACTACTTCGACGAACTACTAGAAAGTTACAACAAACTGAAGAAGAGAACATTTAAATTGGTTTATCTCAACGAAGATGAGGAGTCTGCTAAGGCTAACGCAGAAGCTAAAGTTAGAGTTTTGTTGTCTGGTCCGGGATCTCTTTCTGATACTAAGGGAAGAATTATTCAGGTTCTTCCGGGAAACCAAGCAGATCAGTTAGAAGCTAACCTAGCTAGTCGTAAGGCTGGAGAAGAAGCTAGTGCAGAAGGTTCGGGAGGTGGACAGGAGGCAGCTTTTGTAATTAACTGGGCAGGATTCGGTAGAGGGGGTACTATTTACTATAACTCACCTGAAGAATTTGAAACTAATAACAACACACAGTTCGTAAAGCTTGTAGGTGCTTTAATAAATCCAGACGTATCTCAAAATTTCGAAGATCAGTCTGATATTGATATAAAGAAACTAATGAATAGAGAGGGTACAGCATATGATGTTGCTGAGATCAATGAGATCCTACCTGAGATTTACAAAAACATCAATAGAATAAGGTTAGAGTTAGCAGATGAGTTTGGAGCTAACCCAACACAGGCTAACATTAAATCAAAGTATAAAAACGCCTCTAAAACTTTTATAAACCTTATACAAAATCCCGACAACGCTTTCGCCCAAGAATCTTTCCAAACGGATGTTTTTAATTTCGTAGAAGGTGCGAACGGTCTTGGTAAGGTT